GAACAGGCGTTCGGAGTTCGACAGGTTGTTGCCGTACAGCTTGTGCATGGGCGTACTGTGCATAATCCATGCGGCAATCTGCGCGGAAGCATCGCCGAACTTGGCTTGGCCGTTGTTCAGGTTGTTCCAAGTCGGGCCGTCGTCCGGGGCGGTGTTGCCGGTGGCGTCGTACTTGACGGCGGCGACCTGCGTAAGTGCGGCGTAGGTCGCGCCAAGGCCGACGTTCAGCATATCCGCCATCGTATCGACGGCAAGCTGTTGGCCCATCGCAGCGCCCGCGACTTCGGGGTTCTGCTGAATCCAACGGAACTGGCCGGGGTCAAGACGAACAGGCGGCGTACCTGCGGCGACCTTCACGGAAGTATCGACAAGGTGTTTCAACACCTTTTCGGCAACCGCGCCGGAACCGTAGGCGTTACGACGGCGGACAAGACCGCCCGTAACCTTGGCGAAAAACGCCACGTCGGAAAAATCGCCTTGGTGCGCCGCACCTTGCAGGGTGATAGCCCCGCCCGTCGCAGCGTTGAACAGGTCGATTTGCTGTCGCAGAACTTCGGAGAACGAAGAATATGCGTATTCGGAATAAACGGCAAGGTCGGAAAGTGCCATGATAAAGCGTCCTTATTCGGTTTGTGCCTTCGCTTCTTTCAGATGCGCCGCAAGTTCTTGCGGATTCATCTTCGAAAGGTCGGCGGGTTTGTCGGATTGACCGTTGATTTTCGGGGCACCGCCGCCGTTCTGCGAAGGCTTACCGGCACCGCCGGACGCCTTACTAGCCGTAATGATAGCAGAAAAATCCTTGTTCGCAACAAATTCCGCCGACAGTTCGTCAACGGTCATTGCGGAAGGCTTACCGTCCTTGTCAAGAACGCGGGTCTTCGGTTCGTCGCCTTCGAAATCGGCTTGCAGCCGCGCCCGAATGTGGGGAAGAATCACGTTCGGCGCGTTGCTGATTTTGGTTGCGATGGAAAGCGCGACGTTATCGACAAGCGATTTCGTCGTATGGCCGGTAAGCTTCGCAATCTTCGCATCCGCTTCGGCCTTCGCGTCGTCAAGCTTCTTTTGCCACGACTTTTCGAGCGTAGCAATGTCGCCCTTCTTGCGGGCGTCGTCGCCTTCGATTTCGGCCAAGCGGTCTTCAAGTTCTTTCTTTGCCTTTTCGGCATCGCGGCGCAACTGCGCTTCGCGGTCTTTGGCACGCTTCAAAGCGCCCGTATCTTCGTCGCCGTCAACGTCAAGGCGGAAGCCGTCGCCGTCTTCGATATATTCGGCTTTCAGTGCGTCCGAAAGCTTCGCGTGTTCTTCTTTGGTAAGTTTCTTTTTCAGTGCCATTTCAAGGACTCCTTGCGGTTATGCCGATACACCGTATCAGCGGGATAAAACTTCTTTAATCTTGCGTCGGAATTCGTCGTAAGTTAGCGGTTCGTCCGCTTCATATTTCGGAATATCCTTCGCCTTCAAACGACCTTCGCGAATTGCGTTGCCGCCTTCTTCGCCTAGAATGTCGTCCTGTACTTCCAGCGGTTGACGCGCAAGCCAAGTATAAAACGTTTCGTCGGCTAAGTCACTGGCCGAAATAACCGGCGCAGTATGCGAACGACAACGAATATGCGCGGGCGGCAACGGGCCGGAACCATACCGATAAATCTTCCGGTTTCGACTGCGGCAAATTTCCGTCGTATTGCCGTCCATGACCGAATACCAAGCGTAACGACCGAACACCGCAGACGCTACGCCAGCGGCCACAATCGCGGCGGTATGGGCGAAGGCCGTATGAATGACCGACGAAGCTTGATTGCCGACGCGCGACAACTGCGACGGCGTGCCCTGTACCCGTTCGCCATCGCCGACAAGTTCGCGCAACGTTTCTTCAACCGTCCAACGATTCGCCCATGCTTTGCGAATCAAGCTTTCGACGCCAGCTTGCGCCGACGTTGTAAACGTCTTAATGAACGGCAAAAGATACAAGCCGTTCGCCGGAATCGGCGTATTGACGACTTGCGACCATATACGTTCGTCGCCGCCCGTTACTGCGGCAATGCCGAAAAGCGGGTTCGCTTCGTTCGACGCATGTTCTAGCAAAAACTGTATTGCGTCTGCGTCCGAAATGATTTCGCCCGGTTCGTCGCTGTCAAGTTCGATAAAGCCCGTTACCCATGCGCGGCGGTTTACTTCCAAGTCTGCGGCCATGAACGCTTTTAACTGTTCGATAAGCTGCGTCGTGTATGCGCTATAAATCTTCGATTGCGATTCGCGCAATTCGACGACAAGTTTATTAAGCTGCGCTTTCGACAGTCCGTCTAGCGTCTTGTAACGAACGCGACCTAGAAGCTTCTTCAATACTTCGTTAATGTCGCGAAGTACGAAGTTAAATTGCCTTGCCTGATAAACCTTGACGCCTTCGACATAAACGGCAAGGCGCGTACTTATGTCGTACAGTCGTTTATTGTCCGATAGTGCCATGACGCCGCCCCCTTATGCCCCGTTGCCCACATTACCCGGCGCGGCGCTACCTTCGCCCGGCACGTTGTCGGGCATGGCAAGGGCCATTGCTTCGGCGGTATCCTTGGCAATCTTCGCCTTTGCTGCCGTGTCGTCTTCGGTAGCGACGCCAGCTTTCCGCAGGCCGGTACGCATTTCTTCGAACGTGATTGCGCCTTTCTGCCATTCTTCGACAAGCTGGCGGCGTTCGTCCGGCGTCATGCGGGCAATGTCGAAATCCGTATTCAGTTCGAACTTAACGCCGCTGTCGGACTGGCCGACCCAACGCGCCGCCCATTTCAACGCCCATTCGAACGCGGCGCTAACGTTCTTCGTTGCGCTGGCAAGCGTAGAACCTTCCGACGCCGCTTCCAATTCGGCTTCGGTTGCGGTGCGCTGCACTTCTTTTTGTTCGACAAGCTTTGCGCCAAGTGCGACCATTTGGCGTTCTTTCGTATCCATTGCTTCTTTAAGCATGGTGTTTTCTTCGGCCTGCAACAGCTTTGCGTCTGCGCCAGCCGGAAGCGGAATGCCGCCGCGCGAACCGAAATTGACCGTTCCTTTAAGAACGTTGTTCACCCATTCTTCGGTAAGGCCGGTAAGTACGGGCGTCGGCTGGCCTACGATGAAACAACTTTCTTCGTAGTCTGCCGAATTGCGATAATGCGCCATGTTCAACGACGCAAGGTCGTAGAAGTTCGGATTATCCGGGTTTACGTCGTTGTTTTCCGAACCCATGAACATAAACGGGATTTCGCGCAAACGTTGGCCGTTCGCGTCGGTCGGCTTGTATACGACGTGCTGTTGGTAATTGCCCTTCGGAATCTTCGTGCCGTCCGCTTTGGTCGGCTGCGGTTCGCGCCAAATTTCATGGACGTAAAAGCCTTCTTCGTCCAAACGAAGAACGCGGAATTGCCCGCTGTTCTTCATTTCGAAACCATCATCTTGCACGCACCACGTTTCGAAGATTACGACCAATGACAAGACTTCTTCTGCGCCACGGTCGATAGTGCGCCAATTGATAATTTCGCCGGGGCCGTAGACGTACAACGTCGGACGAATGCGCCCGGCTTCAAGGTCTGCGATAGACGCGCCGCCTTCGCCTTCGGTCGTCGGATAATCGACAAGGATTCCGGCGCGCGAATACGCAAGGTTCAGCGATACGGCCTTTTTCGACAACTGCGTAAGGTTGATACCCGAACCCGTCGCATTTGCGACAAGCGGGTTCAACAGCGCAGGCACCTTAATTACAGGGTCGCGCATGAACACCTGTCCGACCAAACCGAACAGGGTTCGACGGGCTACGTTGTAAAAGACGGCACGCGCGATATACGCATCATAACGCGCCTTATTTTCTTTCGATTGGTCGTGCGCGTTCGGCATCGGAAGATATTTCGTCCGCGCTTCTTTTACCGTGACTTCGCCCGCGATTGCATCGCGAATCAGGTAATACAGCGGAAGAAGCTTCGTCAATTCCGGGCGGATAAATGCGACATTTGCGGCCATGATTTCGGTTCCTTTAAGTTGGCATTGATACTTTAACTTTCGTCGCGGTTTTATTCGCGCCCTTCAACACGCGATAGCGCGTCATATCGTAAGTATGGTCTTCGGCGGAAGTATCTACGTCGTCGATTTTCTTTTCATCGCGCGGCAATGTGGGCAGTAACTCAATTGACGCAACGCAATTCGACATAAAGTATATACCCGGCCCTTCGCGTTTAATAGATGCTTCCAGCCGGTCGCGCAAAAGCTGCAAGCCGATTACGCGCGAACCGGGCGACTTATCCGATTCTAACCAAC